AGCCATGCTCAAATAGACCTCGCCAACGCGCTTAAGCATTTTGGCGTGGTTAGACATGTATATGTAGGCTTGTGCGTCGATACGCTCCTGGATTAACTCAACAGCCTTACCCGAGATATTTGGCACCATCTTGTCGGCTTGCTGCGTACTGCCCAAGATATCAGCCATGTCCTGCTCGGTAAGCTGCAATAACGCAGCCATCGCCGGAGGGATTGACGGCGGTTTAGTGTACGCAACAGGTCCAACGGCCTGAGTTGATCCATCCGGCCCGGTAATGGGATTGGTCAGCAGATAAGGGTAATCTTTAAGGTTGTCCTCTGCCCACATTAATTGATGGCCTGCAATCTGCTCTGGCGTAAAAATAGGCTTTTCGACGCTCGATAGCGCGCTGATTTCCGCAAGCTTTGAGAGTTGCATATTCTTCAGCCGCTGGGCGTCTTGAGCTAAATGCACGTGCCCCATGCAACGCTCCACGCCATCAACCATCCAACGCTTACCGTAGGTCGGGACGATTGGGATGTGCCGACCTGCGATGTATCCACAGTCCTCAAGCGGGACCCCGGAAAAAATGTACTTGCGCACCCTGCGACGCTTAACCTTGCGCTCTTTTACGACACGGTAACCACGCTCAACCAAATCGTCCTCTAGGTCGTCATCGGCGTCGAGTTGAGACTGATAGACCTTTTCCTGGGTACCGTCAACGCCCTCGTAGGTGTAAAGCTTTTCGCTGGTCTCCTCAACACGATAGTGCTCGCAGACATACACAAAATCTGGAGTCTCCCAGTCAAACTCTAGTTGTTGGATATCTTTAGGCCAGCTTGCTGGGTTGTCACCGTACTCCGCCTCATATGCCGATCGAGACATAGCAGTAATCACATAACATCGTTTGGCGTCGCTTTTATCCTGCCGCTTAGCATCAAGATCGTAAAACACAGAGCTATCAGCGTCATAAATTGGCTCGATAACAATGCGCTGCTCGTCGTTTTCGTCGTCCTCTTCGTCCTCTAGGACGTTGCGCAGCCGCACAGCACCAAACCCGCCGCCTACAGCCTCCTCGAAAGCGTTGTCTAGGGCCTCTTCGGCGCCGGAGTCTTGCATGTCCGATCGGAATAAACCGGCGCAAAAATCTGCAAGGCTATCGTTCTTTGATCCGTCTTTGCTTACAAATACCGGGTCAAATTTGTTATTTCGATATTCGTTGATAATCCGAATAACCGCTAAATGTATTTTATTTACTTCAAACTTTGGCTTGTTGGAAAATTGCTCGCCTAAATTACCTTCCCACTGCGCGCCGCGAATCGAATAAAAACGCCTTGCTTGTAAACACTGCAAACGCTCATCGCGCATGACTCCCTGGATCTCGTCAAACTCGGCGAGAGCGTCTTGGTGTACTTCTGAAAGTTTTTGTGATTTTGATATACGAGGCATTATCTGGCCCTTCCACGCGCGAGAGTACTACCAACGCGACATTATTGGCAACACTTTAACAGACTGTGATTTTACAGACGGCAGTTTTTGCGCAAGGTCGATAGCATCAAATAACGGGTCAAGTTGGTCATCATGTGCGCCATTCGGAAATGTCGAAAACTCGGCTAAAAAATCAGATAACCAAGGCGCATCCTGCGGGACTACAACGTTCCCGGCCTCAATAAACGGCGCTGCGTCGTACCCCCTGGCCGGCTTGTCTTTAAACCTCTGGACTGGAAAAATTGGGAGGCTCTCGCGGCGAAGCGTCTGGATAAGCCCGGTGCCGGACACCTTGTCCTCGACATACATAGCTCGCAACGGAGCCTTGGTCATGATCGGCCTGCCATCGTGTAGGTGCTTAAGCCAAAACGCCCTTGCCTCTGTGATCAGCTCAGGTGCCTCCCACTTGCCCCTAATCTGGTCTAGCAGTACCGCCTTGCCTGCCACAGAGCGCCCCCAGCATTGCATGACAGAGTAATCATGCCGCTCGTTGGTCTTTTGCGCTGTGTCGGCAGTGATAAACCGAAAATCGAGCGCGGGCGGAACTGTGTGCCAGTACGTCAGCCACGATGACTTGAGCATCCCACCGCCGCGCGGGGATGGTCTTTGTTGTAGCTGGCCGGCAGTGCCGTAAGTGCCTAGAGTGGCCTCTAGCTCCCTTACTTGCTGCTCGTTAAAACGCTCCGGGAACATCAGTTCGCCGTCTTCGGTGCGCGGGTCTGCCCATCCGATTGACGTGACGCAGCGCCGGTCGCGCTCGAATCTCATCGGGATGCACAGATGCACATAAGGCAAGCCCATTTTGAGTATGACGCCCGACGTGTCGTCCTCGTGCAGTCTTTGCATAATGACCACGATTGCAGACTTATCAGAGTTGACGCGCGTCGGCAGGGTCTCTGTAAATGCTATTTTTGCCGCGTCAAGTTTTGATTGACTGTTTGCGTTGTCTGCGCTGATTGGGTCGTCAAGTATTACACGGTCGCCGCGTACCCCGGTCATGCTCGTAAAACTCCGGGCTTGGCGCACGCCCTTGCGGGTATTGCCAAACTCCCGCTTGCCATCCAGGTCGGATAATAGCTCGATGGGCCAGAGCGACTGATACCAGTCTGACTTGATTAGGTCACGGCAGCGTCGGCTATCACGGATTGCTAACTGCTCCTCGTGCGCGGTGCCAACAAATCGCATCTCGGGCATGTTGCGCGGGCCCCACTCCCATGCTGGCCAGATAACGCCCGTGAGTAGGGATTTCATGGACCCGGGCGGCACGTTCATCAGCAGGCGCGTTATCCGACCGTCAGTCACCGCCTCAAGATGCAAGCAGATGGCATCGAGCGCCCATCCCCATTTAAGCTCTGCCGCTGGCTCTAACACATGCCAAGCACGGCGCGCAAAATGAGCGAGGCTGCGCTTACACAGCTCACGCTCTACCGCTACCAAGTCGGCCTTAGTCAGATGCATCGGTCTTAAGTAGTCGCCGGGCTACTAGAGTCGCATAGCCAGCGATGTCGGTCCAAGAGTCTACATATCGCGGGTCGCCGTTGCAGATACGTGCGATCTTGTGCGCGATCATCTCGAGCGCCTCGCACATATCATCATCTAGCAAGTCCGGAGTCGCTGACTCAAATATTACTTTTTTGAGCGCCTGACTTATCCTTGCATGATTGACAAACTCACCGTACCGCTCGCCACGCTCGGACAATACTTGATCTATGTCACTCATCCGAGCCACCAGTCCTAGCCGCCATGATCTGAGCCAGAGCGTCGGTAGATAGCTTGGTCACGTCCAGGCTTACTGACTCAATAGGGCCGCCGTTGCGCCCGGTTAGCTCTGCATGCACCTGTGCCGGGATGATCTTGCCTAACAACGTCAAAAACGCCTGCGGGTGCTCGTTAGCTTGGCGCATTAGATACTCGTGCCCGCCGACGCCATGGAATGCCGCCTCGATCGCCTCTTTGACGCTTGCAGTCAACTTATTTACCGAGCCCTTTGGCCGCCCCTTGCCAGCAGCCGGCGGCCTGCGCCGCACACTACCCTCTACTTTTTTAGTATCCATCGTCTCGCCTGTCTCGCCTACTGGTTATCGAGCCTAAGCGGTGGCCCGTGTATTAGATTTTACGTCGCAATCAACTGTCGCGCTACGGATACAGTCAATCAATGCAAAAAAAACTGCTAAGACTTGTTGACATCCTGTGCCAATGTGTATACAATCCTTTACATGCAGTAACGCACTGCGAACACACAAAGGAGCAAGACATGGCAGCGATTCAAATCAACGGTGGTAGCGAAAAACAAAACGCATGGGCGTCGAAAATTGCATCTGACTGGCTCGCAGTGCTTGATACCGAGATCAGCAACACCGAACTGCGCCAAGACCCATCGCTTGCTTGGTATGCAGACAACCTCCAGGCATCGCGAAATAGTTTGCTGTCAGGGTTTGCAAAAGTAACGGCTAAGCAAGTGATCGACATGCACACCGCAAAAATCAGCCCGGTGCGCTCGCTGATTGAAAAAGCACGTGTTAAGTAATCAACTGACTAACGACCGACTAAAGGACTAAATCATGCAAACACTTACCCGTAAACAAGCCATTGACCTGTGCGGCCTTGATGCTGTTAACCGAGTAGACAGTGAGGGCCCAGATTTTTCGCACAAAGAGATAGACGACACCGTCGAATTTACCGCCAGCGTGTCGTGCGGCGATGAGACTCTGACTGCTTACTACTACCAGGATCGGCGCGACGTTGACGCGGTTGAAAACCTGGATGAGCTGAGCTGGACGGTTATGCACTACACCGTCGGCTAATCATCTGACTGACCAAGACACCCATGCTAAGCGCATGGGCTTGTGTAAAAACTTGTTGACACTTTAATCCGGTATGTATACAATACTCTACATGCAGTGACGCACCGACCCGGCGGAACCGGAGATAGCAAGGAGCCTCAAATGTCGAACCTCTCTGACCTCGTAATTTCGAAAGCTGATCAACTTGGCCAATTGCTTGCAGAGATTGATCTGCTAACAAAGCAAGCCGATGCAATCAAAGAGGCGATGAAGGATGAGGCAACATCGGGCGGTGCATCAGTGTTTGACGGGGTTTTGTTTCGATCTACAGTCGTCGAATCCAATCGCAAAACGGTTGACTGGGCATCGGTTGCTAAAGCAGCAAACGTGCCGGCTGATCTGATTGCCAGCCATACCAAGGTAGCAGCAGTCTTTAGCGTTAAAACAACAAGCCGATAACGATCAACCTGTGCGGTCCTATGAGGGCCGCACCTTTGCAAGGTGACGATATGTTCAAAACGCTGCCAAAAGAAGAGGCATGGATGTTCAGACTTGCTCGTCCGAATGAGTTTGTTTGCGTCCTGCACTATGGAGACGACTACATCCCTATAAGTAGCCGCAGTTATAAATGCTATGACGATG